ACTTCTTTAGGGTAACATAAGGGATGCAGCTTCGAGCCGCAAGTTCCTCTACCGTCACGTTCAAAAAAGCACAACATCGCTTAACTTTGTCCCTGTCCCACCCATTGAGAACCCCGGCCTTGTTATGAAGCCTTTCAAGAAGGAAGGTTGTAGGCGATTGGCCGATTAGTATGATTTGCTACCGCTGCCCATTACCGCCATCACAGGGGACTCCTCATCTGATTCCTCCTCTTCTTCTTCTTCTTCCTCGTAATCCCCAGGGAGTTCAACAGAAACATCCTTAATCGAAAAGACAGCCTGTTCCTCTGTAGCCTCATCCAATGTAGCCACAATCTCCATAAGGCATTCATCACCGGGAGACTTGCTGTTTATGTACTCGGTCAACTCATCGTTGTCCGTCAGGGCTATTACAACTTTGTCCGTCATGTTAACCATTTGTGTTTACTACCTAATTTTAGGGTAACATTCAAGAAATTCCGCAATGAATTAAATTGGCCCGGACTTCCGATGCCTTGGGCAACCTGGAGTTGTTGTTGAGATCCAGCTTAAACATGGGATAAGTAATGGAATCAAACTTGTGTATGTACTTGCTGCGCTTGGGTTTAGTGGGGTCTTTCTTGTCTGACTCCAGGTTCATAAGCATATCAATGGAGTTGGTGCAAAGGGCTGACACATAGAATTCATCCTGAAACAACTTGCCTGACAGAAGCCTGACCCTGGCCTCCACACTCCCCTGGCCTTTGGGACAGCCGACCATCTTGATGCGGCCATTGCTGAATCGCTCGAAGTCCCAGCTATCATAGCTTCCCTCCCCACCTGGATGCCATTGGTTGATGGCACTTGAGTCTGTGATGTGCTGGTAATAAAACTCGGTGTCGAGCTTCTCGTTCCAGTAATCCATCCGGGTTATGATCTGTTGACAGAGCCGCTTATAGAGGTGTCGCTCTCCCAGGTGATCCAGTTCGTCGAAGGCAATCCAAAGGTTTCCCCTCTTGGTGGGTATCATCTGAAGGAAAGTCACAGCAGAGTAGACCTGGCCAAGATCGTAGCCGATGATGATGGGATGCCCCGGCTTGGGCAGGAGTCCCTTGCCGCTGATTTCATCCCCCTTCTTGTGTAGTTCGGGTGAGAAGTATTCCTTGAACAGAGCTTCTCCTGTCGGCCTGTCCACCCATTCCCCCTCGATTAGCCGCCGCCACTCAATCGGGTCGGGTCGGAGGATTGACTCCAGGTTTTCCACATACCCTGCCGGTAAACGCTTGGCGTTCTCCCGCATTGGCACATGATAGACCTTGAAGTTCTTGTTCCGCTTCCCGTCCTCACCCACACAGTCCTCAAAGAACTGCTTGTAAACCCAATGGCTTGGCCCCTCCGGGTTGCAACTGGCACAGTATTGCTGCGGCCCCTCAATGCCACGCCTTCTGCCCAACTGTGCCGCCGGATAGCGGAAGTATTCCACCCCGTCACATTGGGTTAGCTCATCCACATACACATGGCTGGGGGCTGGGCCTTTAATCCTGGCTTGGACTGCCCCTGCGTAGGGAATCGAAACCAGAAGTAATTTGCTCCAGCCCCCGAACCGATTGCGTATCCACCTGTGTCTGTCCTTGGTATTGGGGTCGAGCTTGGATACTGTATATTCCAGTCCTATTCCCTCCTCCCATTGCGGGAGTACCAGGGTGTCCAGATCATGCCAGACACCCTCGGAACCTGTCCGTATAGAGGGGGCAAGAATAAGGACTAGAGCATTGTTCTCTTCATAGGCATGGCGGGTCAGCTTGTGTGCAAAACCAATCGTTTTGCCGCTGCCTTTCTCACCATACCCCAACACATACCTTGACGGGTCGTTGAAAATCTTTTTCTGCGTGGCGTTCAGGTCAGGAAACCAGTCACCCTTTGGTTCGGGTACGGTATCCATTGCGGCTGACGCAATGGCTTCTATCTCCTCCTCGGATAGATTGACCTTACTTGGCATTCTTGCTGACCTCGACGTTGCCCTCTGTCTTTATCAGAATGTTGTTCATTGGCGCAAAGCCTGGCTTGCTGATCGGGCTTCTTCCCATCCGCTCCTCGTTCTTCTGCTTGATTTGTGCGTCTATCAACGCACCCTTTATGACTTCCCTGTTGATTTCATTCCTTAATTTAACCGTGTTAAACAGGGCATCATACAGGGTTTGCTCCCTATCCTGCTCCTGGCCCTCCGAGAGTTCGTTTCTTATTTCCCTGAACACAACACCCAGTTCCGTGAAGTCCTTGAGCAATCCACCCGTGGTCATCTGCCTCATCTGGCCAAGGTGTTCAGCCGCAAACGCAGAGGTGGCGATGGCCTCTTCCTTGCACTTGCCTGTTATTCCAACAGCCTCCAGCCCTGTGGACAAGGCGGCCTCCTCCTCCTTGAGCTTGGCCACAAACCGGGTTGATGGGTCTGGCCTGTGGATCACATCCGTTGGGGTGGGAACCCTCACCTCTCCGTTTCCCCAGCGCACATTGAACTCCGAGTCTGTGTCGATGAGCTTCTTGACCTTGTAACTGGTGATGCCGACCAGCTTGGCGGCCAGGCCGACCACACCATTTGTTTCCTCCAAAGCCAGGTGGATCGCTTTCCTCTCTCCCTTGGTAAGCCTCATTGAATGTAATGTTTTTCGGTTGTCCTCACCGAACTGTGTCCCAAGTCTATTGCAATCTTGGCCAGCGTACCCCCTTTTTTCTTGGCACGAGTGGCAAATGTTACCCTAGTACAATGGAAACTCTTCCCTTCTATCCCGTGTTTCTTGAGCAAACGCTTGAATGCCATAGAGAATTGCGCTCTGTTCCCGGCTACAAAATCCCTTCGCTGAAGCGGAAACAGATACCTTCCCCCCTCATACTTGTCAGAATGCTCGTATGGGATGGAGTGGATGGCCCGCTGCAAGGCGTGGCTCATCTTCAGGGACACGCGCTTATTCTTCTTGTCTGTCCATACCGTGATGGTTGTCTGGGTCAGGCAGTCCCATTCCAGTTGGATAATGTCCCCGAACCGAAGCCCTGTCTCCACCCCAATGGCGATACAGGCTTTCCAGAATGGGCTGTCTACATTGTTGAGGAGATACAGATACTCCGCCTCATCAAAGGCCAGCTTCTTCTTTGCCTCCCTTCGTGTATGGTTGACGCGCCGAATGTCAACCCTTACCAGTAGCACAGGGTTGGTGGGGACGTACCCCTTTATCGTGCAGAAGTGCATAAACCCCTTGATACAGGCCAGCTTGAACCTCCTGGTTCCCGCTGTTGTCGTGTCATCCCTGTTGTTTATCCACTCGTGGACTACATTCTCATCAACCTTGCCCAAGGCTTTAATGCGGGTATCCTTCACGAACCTCTCAATTTCATGGTAGTAATTGTCGATTGTTCGCTTTGACTTGCCGGTTGATTCACACCATTTCAGGTATGCTCTTCGTGCTATTCTTATTGATTCCATATTTCTGCCACCTTGTCTTTCATTATTTTTTTCCTGAACTCTATTCGCTTTCTTTTTAGGACAGCCTCTTCTGCCCGCTCAATGACTTGGCCCCTGATCTTATCAATCTTCACATCATTAAGGGAAATTCTTTTCTGACAAGTCAAGATGGCCCTATCTTGTGAGGCGATTAAAACCTGGCTTGATACGATCTTGCCGTTAATTAGCCTTATCTCCTTCCTGTAATCCCTGTTTTGCTGGTGTAATTCAGACTTCTTCTCCTCCCTCTCCTTGATGGCTTCCTTGTTGCTCTCGGTGGATAGCCTGTGCCTCTGGACGAACTTGTTCTTTTCCACCGACTTCTGAATCCTTTCCCAGTCCTGTTCTTCTAGCATAAGAGTCTCTCCATATTTTTATTAACGGCCTGTAATATGATTCCCATAATGGATCACGCTTGAGATATGCGAACCGGCCCCGCTTCCTTACATAGTCCCTTACCCTGACCATGTGTCTTGAGTTGAGGAAATCAATGCCACAAGCCTGGGTGAACTGACGAAACCTGAACAGGTCAACGCCATCCCAGCTTGTCCTCCTCGACAGGGCCATGACTTCCAGCACATCCATCCCACTCCGGCCAGCAATGTCCTCATGGGTCAATGCCAGCCAGGTTTTTGGTGGAGCATTATGCTTGGCCAGGAGCCGACACAAAACAGGAGGGAAATCCCTGACCCTCTCCCAAAATAAACGGGTTGTCCGCATGGCAGTAGGGTAACAAGGTTATTCCGCGAGTCAAAGGAATAGCCTGTAATAAAAAAGTGGACAATCGCTTTCCATGTTTTGGCCGGATTTTTATAGGGAAAGCAGGGGTTTAGGGTAACAGGATTGTTATTCATAGGGAAAAAAACATACAAAAGCAGCAGTTTTACTGGGCTAAATGGGATGGCTTGTCTGGAAACGCGGAATTTTTAGGGTAACGAAATACAGTAATACCGCAAATGTGAAACCAGGCAATAGAGCGAGCAAGAGGCCGTGAGGAAACTCGCCAGCAAAGGTCAGGGCGTTGCTCTAAAGGATTTCCATGCGTTCAGCGGGCATAAACAAAGGGCGATTCGCTGCGCTACGATCCTTACTCAATTTTTCCTAGCCCCAACGGTGTTTAACCCATTGGGTAAATTTCTGTTCT